AATTCCATGAAGGTCTAGTGTCAATGTTTGGGACTTTCAATCTGCATACCTTATATCCAAACATACTAAAATAGTTATCGGCTATTATAGCGTACTCTTCCCTTACTTGTCGCACCTGTACAAATGTGTCTAGTATCTGCTGTGACCATAGTACAGAACCGCCAGAAGCACCACTTAATTCTGAAGTATCGTGTGTTTCTTTTAAATAGTCTGACGCTGTACTAACAGCACTACTTACAGCACTAATTCCTGAAAGACCTGCGGCCAATAAAGGCATACTAGTGCCTGTTTCTATAGCTGTGCCTAAACCGATACCCGCTCCAACTGTTCTACCACCTGTACCTAAAATCCTCGGCAACCAATGTGCCAACGTTCCACCAACTTGTCCAACGCCATAAGATGCAATTTCAGCTTGATATGCGTCATACATGAAAGAACCTTTTATTCCGTAATTAAGTGTGAATCCTTCTGTCTTATTTGTACCACCTTTAATTTTATAATTAGTTGGAATACACATTATCTGTGGAGTTACACTTTGATTGCCAGAAAAAGTCAATATTCTATGTTTATAGTCACTAAACAATTCTGGGTGTAACACCATTTTGTCACCTGTTGGAGCATAAACAACATAATCAACGAAAGGAGAAGAATATAATCTGTTGTTTACAGGCGTATAATTCCCGAATTTTGTAGGCAAAGGTGGAAGTTCTCTTGTTGTCTGTACCCTCGAATCAGTTCCTGACGGAGCAAATATTTTAGGGATTGTGAAAACCTGTATAATTGTTGACTGATACCCCGCTGAAATGACATTATTCAGAAACTTTAATAAGTCTTCGCTGTTAGCTGTTGTCCCAATCTTTGAACCTTGAAAAATACCACTCAAAACAGGCTTATCAAACCATGTTGGTTGATTAGCAATCCCACTTAACTGAGTATCACTGATACAGATTTCTACCCCGTATGAGTACTGTTTTGAAAACTCTGTCAACTGTTCTTCAATTGCTGTAATCATTTCACCAGTAGGAACATCCTCGCTTAGTGTGTGTGCCCCTATGCTATCATCAGTAACATGTTCACGCTCTACAAAACATTGGCCAAGTGTACAATCCAGAAACCATGTCTGGAATAAGTCAATAGTAAACCTAACTTCACATGTATTATTAGAAACATACTCAATACTGTTGATAAATGCGTAAAACCACTTGTTGCCAAAAGCTGTATTCTGAAACATTAAATAATTGCATTTATAAACGTCATCTGCTTTACAGAAGAGACGGAACGTGCCTTTGTTGACACGCCCGTAACTCTGGTTCGTAAATGACTTAACGATTTTACTAGACATATAATTATACTGTGCATTTTTAGTTGCAAAATATTTAACATTATCGTAACTTTTATCGCATTCAACATTAGCAAGCAAATATATGTCAGTGTCTGGTGCAATATAGCTCATTAAGTCACTCTCCTATTTAAGATACTGTAATAGTTACCTCAGCAGATTCAATTGTACCGATACTTGCTTTTGCTTTCAACGTACCTGCTGTCTCTGCTTTCCAAACACCGTTTGAAGCAATAGTACCTGTTGCTGTACCACCTGTTTTTGCCCATTTAACGGTTTCTGTACCACCTGTTACTGTTGAAACTGTTGCAGTAAGAATACCTGTTGCTGTTCCATCTTTACCAAGCTTACCAGTAACTGCTACTGATGACGGAGTAATTGTTGTGTTACTTGATGACTGTGCAGGTACAGATTCAGCAGGAATACAACATACGACATTTGCAAAAGGTGATACGGCATAAGTCTGCCACATATGTAAGAAATAGTTGTGGTCAAGTGAAACAGGGTTCGGCATATCACGCATTTCAAAAACGTTATCATAAATCTGAACAAAATCTTCATCTAGGATAACACCTGCAATGTTATCAAGAAAAGCCATGTCATCCGCTGACGGTTCTTCATATGTAGGGTCATTTGCGAAAATCTTATTTAATCTTTCAACGTCAAGTGTGCCAAGTGAATCAATAAGGATTCTTCTGTTCAGATAGTCTGCGTATGGAAGATTAAATGCACCTGCAAGAACGTTTGTATCAATATTTGCATCATAATTTGTATTGATAAGAATAACTTTTCTGTCATTTTCTGTAAATGTTTTAACACCTGCAATTGAAAGCTTGTCTGTCATAAATGACATATCATTTGATGCTTTTCGAAGCTGTGTTGCTGCTTCGAGATATTTTCCACCTGTAAATGTGTAGTAAGTAAGTTTTCCTTTGAGGATGTGCTGGCCAATCATGTATTTTGTAATATTGAATTCATCATAAGACGCCGCACTGTAAACTGACTGAATAATTCCGCTAACAAGTTCATCCATGCCTGCCCAAGAATTGAAAGCATTCTTTAACATGGAACGGTTTACTGTAACAGGATAAGTCAACTGTGAATTCATGACATAGAAAGCAACTCTTACATCACTATCAAATCTTTTGAATGCATTACCTGCGCCATTGTCAGACCCTCTAACTTCTTCATACTGATAAACATTTGCGATGTTTACAAAAATATCCGCAATTGTTTCACCTGTATCAATGACACCTTTTTTCAGTGTTCTTAATGGATTTGTGTACATTCTGCTTGCAAGTCTTGCAAATGCAATCCTGTTGACAAGAGTATTGATAAACTCGTTCATTAATGCGGGGTTATTCATTAAAATAGCTCCAATGCCTCTGAGCGAATCTGCATCCTGTGTTGCGTAAGGCACATTCTCACGATAGTTGTTTGAAGCACTATTTTTGATAGCATTTACAACATCAGCAGAAATATTTGTATTAGTTGTAATTTTTGGTTTAGTTGGCATATAAAAATCACTCCTTTATTTATTATCACCGTATAAAACGGATTCAATAGTTAATTTTTTCATTTCATCTTCAGGGTCTGGTTCTGGTGGCGTTGTTGGTTGTATCGTACTGCCCTCTTTGAATCTTGCTGTATATCTTTCTCGCCATGACTTATCGTTGTCAACGTACTTCTGATGCCAGTCCTCACCATCCTCAATGCCGTCATCATTGATTGTTTCTAAAATGCTGATAGCTTCGTCATCTGTTCTTTCTCCAATAAATGCTAATAATGCATCTTTTGTTGCCTGTTTCATGTTATCACCTCTTTCTTAATTTTGGGTACATCCATATTGGCATTCTTCGCTTTATTCCTTTACCTGACGGCAAAGATGGGTTAAAACCCTGCAACAAATTAAAATAATATCTTGCGTACTCTGCTCGTTTTTCAATAGTTGCTGATGGGTCAGCGGGTCTTTCATAGCAGTACAAAAAGCATTTAGCCATATGTCCAACATCATCTGTAGCGGTACAAAAAGCATCCATTGTCTGATACGTTCTAAACTCTGTTGGAACTGATGGAAAGTTTGGATACCACTCTTGTGGATTGTTATGTCGTTCATCATCCAATCGCTGACACTGACCATAACCACCATTGTCGAGATTTGTTCGCCAATCTGGATAGTTTTTATTCAAATAAGGAATAATGGTTTCAACTGCGGGTGTCCACTGAACTAGACCATATCCCCTTTCATCTTCTGCAACACCTTTTTCAAAAAGGTCTGCACTGATA